CGCAGATCAGCACCAGAAGCTAAAACAACTGGTATCGTCACCCGTGGTAACGGAGCGGCAACCAAAGGCACAATTGCTAGAGGTCCGATGGCATGAACTACGCGCAGCTTGTTGCATCTATTGAGGCGTATACGGAAAATAACTTTCCGGATATAACGCTGTCTGACAATACTGTAGAAACTACAGCTGAACAGATTAATCGATTTATTCAACAGGCTGAGCAACGCATCTATAACAACATCCAATTCCCTTCTATTCGCAAAAACATGACTGGTGTTACGCAGGCCAACAATAAATACTTATCTGCGCCAGACGACTTTTTAGCTGTGTATTCTTTAGCGGTTATTGATGCCACAGGTTCATATGAATATTTACTTAATAAAGATGTAAACTTTATCCGGCAAGCGTATCCACAGCCAACAGAGACAGCAATTCCAAAATACTACGCTTTATTTGGCCCCACTGTTGTATCAAGTGTAATTTCTGATGAATTAACATTTATTCTTGGCCCAACACCCGACGCAATTTATAGCGTTGAGTTGCACTACTACTATTACCCAGAGTCAATTACAACTGCTGTAACATCTTGGTTGGGTGATAATTTTGATTCTGTGTTGTTGTATGGTTCGTTGGTTGAAGCGTATACATTCATGAAGGGTGAAACCGACATGGTTGCGTTGTATAACCAAAAATATATGGAAGCGCTTGCACTGGCTAAACGTCTGGGTGATGGTATGGAGCGTCAAGATGCTTATCGTTCTGGTCAATTTAGACAGGCGGTAACTTGATATGTCAATTGTTCAAACCCAAACCACATCGTTTAAAGCGCAGTTGTATCAAGGTATACATGACTTAACGACTGACGTTATCAAGATTGCTCTGTATACGGCTAGTGCAAATTTAAACGAAACAACAACGGTGTACAACGCAGCCAATGAAGTAGCTAATACAGGCACTTATGTTGCTGGCGGAGCAACACTAACACCTATTACGGTATCGTCTTCTGGATACACAGCTTTTGTAGGTTTTCCAAATATCTCATGGACAGGGGCCATTACAGCTAGAGGCGCGTTAATCTATAACTCTAGTCAAGGCAACAAATCTGTAGCTGTGTTGGACTTTGGGTCTGACAAAATATCTACTGTTACATTTACAATCACTATGCCAGCAAATACCGCTGAGGCGGCTCTTATTAGGAGTTCAAATTGATCACTACAACCAAAGGCGAAATGGATGAGGCTCTTCTTGAAAAAAAAGAAGGTTCCGTTAATAATGACAACGAGCACACGACGTGGGTCGAGTATTGGTTGGAGGGCGAACTTGTTCACCGTTCGGCGCATGTTCAATTAAAGAAATCGGTGGGGCTAAAAGTCGAAGCCGCATCTTTTGGTTAATTTTTAAAGGAGCCTCAAATGGCAAATACACAATCAATGTGCACCTCGTTTATGCAACAGCTTATGGTAGGAGAACATCAGCTTGGCACCGCAACGCTTGTTTCGCGCACCAGTTTGACTGCGCCAACTACAGATACGCTTAAAGCTGCTTTGTACTTGGCGTCAGCAACAATGAATGCCTCTGCCACTGTGTATACAGCAGTAAATGAAGTGTCTGGTACCGGCTATAGCGCTGGCGGCGTGGTAGTAACGAATGCAACAGCGCCAACCTCAACAAATACATCGGCAACAGCAGGTGTGGCGTTTTTTACTCCGTCGGCTTCAATTACATATACCACCGTAACTTTAACTACGGCGTTTGATGCGGTGTTGATTTACAACTTTACGCAATCAAACAAGGCCATTAGTGTTCATACTTTTGGTTCGCAGACAATTACTGCGGGTACGTTTACCTTGACAATGCCATCGAATACAACTTCGACTGCTTTGATCCGTTTGGCTACAACCTAATAGGACTGGCGGGGTAACTCGCTAGAGTAGCCATGTTTGGTATCTCCGCATTCGCCGAAGCGCCGTTCGCCTCGCTTGCGGGGCAGGCAACGGTAGTAGTTGCACTTACCGGCGTTTCTTCATCGGGCGCGGCAGGAACAGTTGCAGTTGCCGAGCGAAGCATTGCGTTAACAGGCGTTGAGGCTTCTGGAGATGAAGGCTCAATTGGTGTGTTTGGAATTGAGGCGGGGCTTGTACATGTTGAGGCAGTTGGAAATGTTGGCACTGTAACAGTTGCAGAAAGAAGTATTGCGTTAATTGGAGTTAGCGCGGATGGCGCTGTAGGTACAGTAGACTTTACTAAAGTTGCGGCACTCAGTGGAGTATCAGCTTCTGGCGCGGTAGGGGATGTTACAGAGACTAACAGCCCAACTGAGACTGGCGTTTTAGCTATAGGTTCTGTTGGTAGTGTTAGCACTGCTAAAACTGTTGCACTGACAGGTGTTCAAACTTCTGGCGCGGTAGGTACTGTAGTTACAGCTAAGTCGTTTGCTTTGACTGGTGTTCAAGCATCTGGCGCAGTCGGTAGTGTTGGTGTGTTTTTCTGGTCTTTAATTGATGACAACGAGAACGCAAACTGGCAAAATATCAACAATCCGCAGACACCGGTATGGACGCTAATAAATAATACCCAAACTGCTGGCTGGCAAGAAGTTGAAATGGTGAACTAAGGAAACGGCATGACATTTGTTGTTGCAGACCGAGTAAAAGAAACGACCACTACGACTGGTACGGGCACTATTACGCTCTTGGGAGCGTCTACAGGTTTTCAATCTTTTGCTGTGATTGGTAACGCCAACCTGACCTATTACACCATTGCAGGACAAACAATTAATGAATGGGAAGTAGGTATTGGTACCTACGCATCTTCTGGAACCACGCTCGCGCGCACGACAGTCTTGTCCAATAGTTCTGGTACACAGCCTAGCGCATTGAGTTTTTCTGCTGGCACAAAAGACGTGTTTGTTGCCTATCCCGCTGGAGTTAGCTCTACAAATGGCGTGATGGTACAAAGCGATACAGTATCCCAAAGCACAACAATCAGCGCAGGTTCTAATGGTCTATCTGTTGGCCCTGTAACAGTGGCTTCAGGTCAATCTGTGACAGTGGCTTCCGGTCAAAGGTGGTTAGTTATATGAGCACGATTTCAGCAGGGACAACGGCAACTACGGCGCTAATTAGCACTGGGGATACTACAGGCAATTTGACGCTTACGCCTGTTTCTGGCGTTGTCACTGTCAGTTCTACTGGTGCTTTAACAGTACCTGTTGGGACTACAGGACAAAGACCAACCCCTGCTAATGGAATGCTTAGAGTAAATACCACTACAAATGTGCTTGAAATTTATTCTTCTAGTACATCTAATTGGAAAACTGTACTTTCATTGGCGGCTGCCCCCCCTTCTAATATTGAAGTGCTAATTGTTGCTGGTGGTGGAAGTGGTGGAGATTCTGCTGCTTTTAATGGAAGAACAGCTGGTGGTGGTGCTGGCGGATTGCTTTACTATGGTGCTGAGACTCCAAAATCTCCAAATGGTTCAGCACTTTCTGTTACTGCTGGAGCGCCTTACACAATTACTGTAGGCGCTGGTTCTTCACAAGTAAGAAACGCAACATATTCTGGTACAGGTAGTAATTCTGCTTTTGATTCTTACGCAGCTACTGGCGGCGGTGGCGGCGGTTATAACGATGGCGTTAATGGAGGCGCTGGTGGTTCTGGTGGCGGTGCAACGTATGCGGGAACAACTACTGGCACTGCAACAGCTGGACAAGGCAATATTGGTGGGATTACTGAGTTAAGTCCTAATTATGGTGCTGGTGGCGGCGGCGGTGCTGGTGCAGTAGGTGGAAATGGAACAACCACAGTTGGTGGTGCGGGTGGTAATGGACTTGCTTATGTAATTTCTGGGTCTTCAACTTATTACGCTGGTGGTGGTTCTGGTGATGTTTGGCGTGGTGTAGCTCCATCAACAAGCCCCGGAGCCGCAGGACTTGGCGGCGGTGGCGTTGGTAATGGATTTCTTGGTTCTGGTCTTGGTGGTGCGGGCACTGCAAACACGGGCGGTGGTGGCGGTGCTAATGGATATGGCGGTTCTGGCGTAGTTATCTTGCGCTATGCCGATACATTTGACGCTGCCGCATCTACAACTGGATCACCAACTGTTACTGTCTCTGGTGGATATAGAGTCTATAGATTTACTGGCTCTGGCTCAATTACTTTTTAAGGATAAATCATGGCGCATTTTGCAGAAATTGGATTAAACAACACAGTATTGCGTGTCATTGTGGTGAGCAATGAAGAATGCAAAGATCAACATGGCGCTGAGTCAGAAGTGATTGGCGCTAAGTTTTGTCACGACTTGTTTGGCGGTGTGTGGTTGCAGACTAGCTATAACGGCAATATGCGTAAGAACTACGCGGGGATTGGTTACACATACGACTCCACTCGTAATGCGTTTATTGCGCCCAAGCCATATGCTTCATGGGTTCTAAACGAAACAACTTGCCGTTGGGATGCCCCCGTTGCATATCCAACTGATGACAAAAAATATGTTTGGAATGAGGCCACAACCTCTTGGGTTGAGGTAACACTATGACATTTACAGTAAGTGGCACAGCGGGATTAACTTTCCCTGATAGTACTACGCAGGCCACCGCGCCTGTTAGTCCTACGGCTACGACTGTTTCTGATACGGCTAACTCATCAACTGGCTATTTTCAAATTCCACAAGGAACTACTGGCCAACGACCCGGTAGCCCCGCTAGCGCCATGATGCGTGTTAACTCCACAACAAACACATTTGAAATGTATTTTAATGGCGCATGGAATACTGTTAAACAATTTACAAACCCGACTCCAACAATTGAATATTTACTTGTAGCAGGTGGCGGTGGTAGTGCAGGTATTGGCTATCAAAATGGTATTGGCGGCGGCGGTGGCGCAGGTGGATTTTTAACAGCTTCTGGGGCTGCGGTTACTACGGGTTTTACTTATACAGTTACTGTAGGCGCAGGTGGTACTGGCGGCTCTAATATTGGTGCTAATGGTAGAGGTGGTAGTGGCAGTAACACATCGATTACAGGATTTACTGCGGCGGTTGGCGGTGGCGGTGGTGGTGATGCTGATAGGGGAAATCTTCCATCTAGTGGTGGCTCTGGCGGTGGCGGTGGTGGAGGCGGTGCCGGTGGTCAAGCTGGTGCTGTTGGAACAGCAGGTCAAGGTAATTCTGGCGGTACTGGATTTAACGCACCTAATTATGGAAGTGCGGGTGGTGGTGGTGCTGGTGCGGCAGGTGCAAATGGAACAACTGTTGGCGGTGGAAATGGCGGTGCAGGAACTGCAAGTAGCATTAGCGGTTCATCAGTAACTTACGCTGGTGGTGGTGGTGGTGCTTCTTTTGCTGGCGGTGGCACTCAAGGCTCTGGTGGAGCAGGTGGCGGTGCTGCAGGAAGTAATAATCAAGCTACTGGAAACGCTGGCACAGCAAACACAGGTGGTGGTGGCGGTGGAACGGGTAGAGATAACGTAAATCCTGCTGGTGAAATTGGCGGTGCTGGTGGTTCAGGTATTGTGATTATTCGCTACGCTGACACTTACGATGCGGCTACATCAACTACAGGCTCACCCACAATCACGGTAGCAGGCGGTTATCGCGTCTATAGCTGGGCTGGTTCTGGCTCAATAACAATCTGAGGTATGTATGGCATCAACAGTTAACTCAGACAATGGAGCAGTCTCAGGAAGCGCTGGCTTAAAGACGGCTGCGGATTCGTCTGGTGTTCTTGCACTTCAAACAAATGGCACAACTGCTGTCACGGTTGGCACAGACCAAAATGCTGTATTTAACTCTACTGGTTCAGTAACCATACCTGTAGGAACCACTGGCCAGCGACCTACGCCTGCTACGGGGATGATGCGTTTAAATACAACAACAAACTCACTTGAAATGTATGTAAATGGTGCATGGACTGTTGTAAAAGCATTTGTAAATCCTACCCCAACTGTTGAATATTTGGTTGTTGCTGGCGGTGGCTCTGGTGGTGGTCTCAATGGTGGTGGTGGTGGTGGTGCTGGCGGTTATAAAACAGCTTCTGGTTTTTCTGTTACTACGGGTTCACCTATTACTGTAACTGTTGGTGCGGGTGGTAGCAGTGCCACTGGGGGAAACCAAGGAAATAATGGTTCTAATTCTGTTTTTAGTTCAATTACATCTACTGGCGGCGGCGGTGGTGGTCATGGAGTTCCCGCTGAAGCAGCAGGAAATAGTGGTGGTTCAGGCGGTGGTGGTGGTGGTGGCGATAGTGGTGGTGGCGCGGGCGGTGCGGCTTCTCCAGCAAGTCAGGGATTTGCTGGTGGACAGGCATTTGCATATTCTAGTAATGCAAACGGAGCAGGTGGTGGTGGCGCAGGTGCTGTTGGCTCTAACGGGGCATCTGGCCCACCAGGTTCAGGTGGCGTTGGTGGAGTTGGTCTTGCATCAAGCATTAGTGGAAGTAGTGTTTTCTATGCTGGCGGTGGCGGTGGCGGATGCGGTGGCCCACCCAATGCTGGCGGCAATGGTGGTGGCGGCGCAGGTGGAACAGATACCATTACAACAAATATCACGCCAACAGCGGGAACTGCTAACAGAGGAGGCGGTGGTGGTGGCTCTGGTGGTTACTCTCCGTCATATTTAACTGGTGCGGGTGGCTCAGGCGTTGTAATTATTCGCTACGCTGATTCTTTTGATGCTGCCACATCAACAACTGGCTCACCAACAATTACAGTTGCCGGTGGATACCGCGTTTATAGCTGGGCAGGTTCTGGCACAATTACTTTCTAAGGATAAATTATGGCAGTTACTAATTTTTCGCCCTTACTGGGTTTAGCGCTTCCAACGACAGGCGACTTGTCTGGTACGTGGGGCACAACCGTCAATGATGCAATTACATCGCTAATTGATTCTTCTGTTGCTGGAACAACTACTCTAAGCGCCAACGCAGACGTAACACTTACTACTACAACAGGTGCTGCAAACCAAGCCAGAAATGCCGTAATTCTTTGGACTGCTAGTAATGGCGCGACCACCCGAAATGTAACAGCCCCAGCGCAAAGTAAAGCATACGTTGTCATCAATGCGGGCACAGGCTCAATTGTTTTGCGTGGCTCTGGGCCTACCACGGGGGTTACAATAATTTCTGGTGAAAAATGTTTAGTAGCGTGGAATGGATCTGACTTTGTTAAAGTAGCATCAAGTGTTGCTACAAATCTTC